TAGGCACAGCCCGACGCTTCAGCGCCCGGACTATCTTGCGGATATCCGAGGCCGCGAAGTTGTCGGCAGAACCGTTCACGTCGCTCAAGGCCGCACGGCCCTTTGCATACGTGATGTTCGTTCCAGCAGCCATCGCATTCCGAACGAGCAAGTCCGTGGTGTCCTTCGCCTGATACGAAAGTTCATCCACCGACTGTTCTATGAACTGGTTGGTGCCGGAAATGTGCACTCCCAACAGCAGGTCAGAAATCTGGGTCGCGTTGCCGTACTGCGAAAGGGTCGTGGAAACGCGGTTGTCCGAGAGGTCTTCCAGCGTGGGCGTGGTTCCTTCCGTAAGGGCGGAAGTCGCTCCCGGCATGAGAGTGTACCTAGTGAAGTAAATCACCGGACCGCTCCCACGGGGAATCGAGTACTTCCGCGTAAACTCATTGTACTGATGTTCCTTTTTCAGGTTCTCCAAGAACTTCTTCTCGTAGTAAACCTGTACGGAACTCGTCAGTGTTGCCGTAGTATTTGCCATCTTGTCTCTGCTCCTTTTTAGAGCCGAGACATACTCCTTGCGCTGTTTTTAGAAAGGTGACTTAGAGTCCGGCGTCCGCCCGCTTCTTAAGGTCAGAAAGCGACAAGGCCCACAAGTCCACGTCTGGTTCCCCGCCCGGACCTCCCCCTCCCTCGATCTTCGCGGCTTCCCTGGCAGCGGCCTTCTTCTCGGCAGTCCTAGCTCTCACGATGTCGTAGGCGGCTTCACCCGCTTCTACATACGCCTGTGGGTCCGCGAAGTCCCTAATCTGCACGACCTGCTGTTTTATCAGATCGGCAATCTGCTGATCGTATTCCTTGGCTTCGGGGTGGCTTCTCCAAAACTCCCGCTCCCCAGCAGCCGAGGCACGCATCATATTAGCTCCCTCAATGGACGCAAGGCGTGCTTCCATCGCTTTCAGCTCCGGATTGGCGCCGTCGTCACCACTTTCCGCAACATCACCAGGCCTGTCTCCGCTCTGCCTGCCCTTTCCGGCTTTCCGTAGGGAGTCAACATACTCCACGTACTGATCCCAGAAGGGCACGATGTTTTCGGCGTAGTGCCGTTCAAGTTCGTCCCTACGACCTTGGGCTTTTGACAGGGCTGGTTGCAGTTCGAGATAGCTGTGCGCTAAATCCGCCGCCGTCTTGAACTTCTCCGTCCCTGGAAGCCGCCAATCGTCTTGAACCGGAGTCCGCGATTGTCCGTCGCCCGCCGTCTGCGAGATTGTCTTCGTTGTTACGGAGGTCTCGTCCGTGGGCGTAGCTTGCGCCTGTGGAGTCGAAACTATCGGTACGTCAGCCATTTTTCTTTCCCCCTCCTGATTGCGCGTCCGGTGCAAGGGAACTCTTGAGAAGCTGGTAAGCCTCCTGAAGGCCCGTCACCGAATTAGCACATTCAGTCTTTATATTCTTCAAGCGCTGAATTACTTGAAGCTCCCCTTGTGTCCGGTAGAGAATCCGAGGCTCGGTCACATCCGCAAGGACGGAAACGAGTTGTTCGTACCTCTTCCGAAACACTTTCATCAGAGCCTCCCATCCAGGTTGGCCGAGGATGGCGTGAATCTTCTCCCATTCCCCGACTTCCCGCCGGTAACGCTCTAACAATTCCATTTTAGCAGTTTCTGACATGCTGTCAAGGCCCCTCTCGTCCGTTGACAGCACGTCCCCTTCCGTCATCCGATCTTCCTCCGCATCGCTCATCTTCCTCCTCCTTTCCCGTTCATTTTAACCTATTGCAACCTATTGCAACCTATTGCAACTTCTCCTCATTTCCACCTTGTTACCTTAGCGGCCCTCCTACGGCCCCTCCTGCGGGAGTCTGCATTCCCATCGGAGGAACTCCCGGCATATTCACCTGTCCGGGCATCCCCATCGGCGCTCCGGCAGGTTGAGGGGAGGGAAGAACGCCCGCCTGCACCAATTCCCGCATCCGCATCGCACGCTGCTGCATCGCTTCCTGCTCTTCGAGGCGCTTCTCCCATCCCGCCGTCACCTGCTCCCCATTTCGCACTTCCAAAAGTCCGACCATCTCCCTCACTATCGGAAAGATGTTCAATCCCTGCTGCTCATACCCGCGCAGGACGTTCAAGCCGTTAATCAGTTGCCCGATCCGCATGTCCCTGCTTCCCGCCAGCGCCACCCCCAAGGGGAGAACGTCGTATTCTCCCTGAATCATCTCCGGTGACACATCCATCGCCGCTTTCGCGGCGTTCGCCTCTCCCACGATCAAGATAGCCTTGTTCGCGTCGAGAAACATCCTGTTTTCGGCTATCATGATCTGGGCCATCCGCATAATGCCCATGTACTGCATAACCTGAACCTTTAAGCCGGGACGAAGGTTGGCCTGCGCCACGATTCCCTGAAAAGCCGTGGCGGTATCCGAACTGGGCTTGTCCACTCCGCGCAATTGATCTATTAGTCCCGTGGTATCCTTCATGATCCCCATCAGTTGACTCACTTCCCCGTATGCTTGGTTGGTGACATCCTTCGGTGCCCAATCCTTGATGTCTTCATGCGCGTCCACGTCTATGACACCCCACGGAACCGAGATCAGCTTATCTCGCCGGACGTTCGCGCCCCGCAGAATGGTCCACAGCCGGTTGATCCCCAAGCTAACGTTGTCAACCCGTTGGTTAAGGAGATCGGACGTAATGTTCCACAGCCCCTCGATGGGTTTCATCTCCGAATGTCCCTCGAATTGGCGGGGGTCCACCACGTCCTGAACCGCGATGAACGGCTTCAGTCCCTTGTACGGGGACTTTATCCACTTCACCAGCTTGTCTTCTCCCATCAACACGATCAAAGGTTGGGAGCCATCCGCGTCCATGGCAAAGTCCCCCCACCATTCCCACAGCCGATACGTTCCACGCTCCTTGGAAACCTCCACCCTGTCGATCCCGGAGCCGACCATGGTTTCCGGGTTCTTTGCGATGATCGCCTCGACCGCTTCGGGGTCGTACCCGCGCTCAATCACCCCTCTGGCCAGTTCTTCCTTGGTTTTCGTAACCACATGCCCCATCCACCGCTTCTCGGAAAGGACCGGAGCCGATGGATCGGACGCGAAGTCTTCGACGTTGATGTTATGCCACTGGGGAGCGCGCTTCTGGGCGTCCCAGCGTATCTTGGCCACACCCATCTGTTTCCTGATGACGGACTGGCAGAAGTGGAGAAGTTTTACGAATGCCTCCATCTCGAAGAGGAGCTGGTAGTTGATGAGCGCTTTGTGCGCCCTCGCCCCAAGGAGCGTGCCGTTTCCCCTGGGGAGGACTTCCACGATATCCCGGCCCCCGAAGATACTCGCCATCAGGCGAGGGATCATGGACTCCGCGTACCAGTACGGAAACGGGATGACAACGTTCGAGCGACCCACGTATGTCTTTCTCGTTCTTTCCCCCTTCCACATGCGATCCAGTTCCTCTACCCGCGTGCGCATCCTGGACCGGGCGGTTTCGGTGGACTTAATATCCTCCTTCACCAATTCCAGAAGCTTCTCTTCCCGGTTCTTCGCGGCCTCCTCGTTGCTGTTCTCGTTTCCCTTAGTCATGACGCCCTTCCCACCCCTTCCGCGCTTCCGACATCGCTATGGCGATGGCCTGTTTACGCTTTCTCACGATTCCCCCCGAACCGGAGTGCAGCGTTCCCCGCTTGTACTCTCCCATCACCACCCCCATCTTTTCCGGCCTGCGCAGCGGCAGCTTTCTCCGCTTCGCCGCCCCCTTTCCGAGGCGATTCTGGTGAGACATCGCCCTATCCATTAACGCTCTCCGTAGTTCGCTCATCAGTATAGATTATACCACAACACATCGCTTTTCGCTTCAGTACCCCGAAAACTTGCCATTTTCGGGACCATCCAAGTACGGAGAGGCCGCCGGAAAGAACGTTTCATACGTGGGTTCCTCGTACCTGACCTTGGAAGCGCAGATGTACCGCAGGCAGTCACAAAGGTGGTCATCCTGCTTCCTTGGCTCCTCCCGTTCCACGATCCCGCGCCGCTCTTCCCGGTGTTCCTTCCAGATGTAGTGCTCCACTTCCCAGATCAGCCTGCGGCAGTTGGCGAAGATCGCCAGAGTTTTGCCGCGAAAACGCGAGCGAACGATTTCGAGGCCGAAGAAAAGATTATTGTTCGCAAGTTGCGTTGGGACGCCGACACCGCGAAGTTCGTCGCGGATCGTTCGGCCCTCGCGCACGTCCGCCGCCTCGGACGACGGGTCAATCAAGCGGCGAAAGACGCGGCGATACTTGAGCGCTTCGCGCACCCGCACTCCGAAATCAGCCACCCTCTCTCCGTCCCCCGCAGTCATTTCGTCGAAGATGTACAGGACTCCCTCCTCCGAAATGGCGCCGAAGAGGGCCACGGAAGGCT